GCAGCTCGAGTCAGGTCCGAGCCGGATCCGCCGCGCTGTTCGGCCATACCCAGGGCCTGGGTCTGCGTTGAGTTGAAGCCCTGCACTCGGCCTGGCCCGTACTCATACGGACCCTGCTGATAGAGCTCCTCTGCCCGTCCGTAGATGTCCTTCAGAAAGGGCTGCTGGGCGGACCAGGGCGTCGTGGACGACTTGGATCGCGAGTTGCTACTTCCACCGCTGATCATGGCGAAGCTCCTTCGAAAAAGTGTGCTCGATCAGTTCGTACTCTGGGAACACCGTCCCCCAGCCCTTGCGTCCACAGATCTCCACAGCATCACAGCCTTCCGAGCGTGCCCAGTCCTCGATCTCAGACACGAGGTGCTTCCAACGGTCCATCTCGATGCCTCCCAGGAGGTTGATCCTGACGGTGCGCCACCCGGATTCGTAGTTCGTCAGTTCCGTCGTCATCGCCGCCAGCGCATCACCTCGGTCCACGTCCCACGCTATCCACAGCTGCCAGTATTCCTCCTGCACGAGCTTCAACACGTCGATCTCTTCGAGCTTGGGCGTGAGCCGCACCACCTTGCGAACGTATCCTCTTACCAGCGGCCATAGCTGCTCGATGTCCTCGGGGTTGAGGCAGACGAGCTCAACCGTGGAGTGCGAATCCGATGTCTCGAGAGGCAGAGGAGCTGCCATGGGTGAAGGTGACCTTTCCGTCCGTGACTGTTGCCCAGATCGTACCCGCAGCGATGTCAGTCGCCGCCGCCTGGTTCATCGCGCTGAAGACCACCAGCATCCCCAGCTTCGCGAAGCTGATCAGGACCTCCGTTGTCGTCTCCCCGGTTCGCAGCGTGACGTTCCTTGCCGCATTGCTCTCTCCTCGCTGCAGCTGAGAGACGATCTGCGCGACCTTTCTCAGACCCTCGTCTGGGTTGGACCAGAACTGCGGAGGTCCCGGCTTGTCGTCCATCAGCGCGTGCCGCTCTGTTGGAAGTCCACATCGAGTGCAAGGGCGTTCCTCCACCCCAGTTTCAAGTTCGTCCGGAACACGTGGTAGCGACCGTCCACGCGCATATTAGCCTGCCCGTTGCTCGGCTCGATCCGAGCCGGCTCCGAGAAGATCAATGGAGCGTCGAAGTTGGCGCGGTTCAACGCCGCTACCTCCAACGTAGTGTCTGAGTCGTCGACTAGGGGGCGCAGACCCGTGACCATCGAGCGTCTGCCTGGGGCGAGTTCTCGGCGACCCGACTGGAGAACGCCGGCCAGCCGGTCCCCGGTGAAGGCCTGGAGCTTGTAGGTCCCGCCGCCCTTGTCGACCGACCACGCGCCGAGTTGCAAGGCCCCGTAGGCTTTCTGGCGCTCGTCGAATGCACTCAGCCCAGCCGTATCGATCGCATCGGGATCCCCCGCCGTGCCGACGCTGTCGAGCGTGACGCCGACCGCGATGACCGGGGTGATCCACTCGGCGCTGATCATGTTGGGACCGCTCCATCGGTTGAGCCCCCAGTCGTAGACCAGTTCCTTGTTCGGCACGCCTCCCGTGTTCCCAGCGCCCGGGTAGAGGATCCGAATCCGCTGGGTGTTGGGGTCCGCCGTGGCCGACACTCGGTGGAAGTACGCGGAGTCCACATCGGCCAGGAAGGTCTGGTCGACGATCTCGCGGCCGATCGGCTGCGAGGTGGTGTAGTCGAAGACGTAGAATCCGTCCTCGGCTAGGTAGAAGACGTAGCGTCCAAAGGGCACCGCTACCGACGGGATCAGCAGGCCCCGGTTCGGCTCGACCCGATTCAATTCGAATACGATCCCGCCGCCCCGGTAGTCGGCTCTCCAGATGGCGCGCTCCTGCATGATCGCTGCGACCTCTGCACCCGACACCACGCGCAGCACCGCACCTCCGTTTCCGGACAGCGGCTGGCGATCGGACTGCACAGCGACAGCCACCTCAGAGCGAGGGTTGGGCCAGTTGAACGGGTCGAGCAGGGCGCTCCAGTGGATCGCTTCCTCGTCGATTCCGTTGATCCGGTCGTAGGTGTTCCCGAGCACCACGAAGGTGCCGATGGTGCCGATGGTCTTCGCGCGCGGCGCGAACGTCCCCTCCGTGTCGGGGTTGCCCAGTCGTTTGAACACCGTGCTCTCACCGATCGTGAAGTACTGCGGATCGTCGTTGGGGTTCACCGCGATGATGTGCTTGCCGTAGGTTGAGAACTCCCAGTCCTGCGGGTCGCGGCAGTTGTAGGGGCCCTGTGAACCCGTGACGTCGCTCGTGGCATCCGCATCCGAGGGCGAAGTCGACTGGAGGGTCCAGAGCTTCGTCTCGGTACCGACGAAGTTGAACGGGTTGCCGGCCGGGTCGATGCCCGCGATGGCCCCTCGAGGCCTCTCGTCGATGGTGCCGAAGGTGGCCAGATCGACCAGCGCTTGGATGGAGTCGTACCCTCCGGCGATCGGAACGGTGTTTTCAGCCTTGGCCAGGCCTTCGTTCACGAGTAACGCTCGATCCGGCATGTAGTCTCCGAATGCGAGGCGTGAGAACTCTCTCATCACTGCACCTGCACATCGGGTCTCATCCGCAGGATCCCGTCTCCGGTCCTGGCCCTCCACTCTGCAGCCTGGGCCGTCTTGAACTCTCGCTCGTAGAAGGGCCCCCACGTCTGGATCTTGCCGTCGTCGCCGGAGTACGAGGCCAAGTGCAGCAGAGCTCCGTAGAAGACCGCGCCCGGGTACTTCTTCAGCAGATCGTTGGTCGGCACCGCATCGGAGAGGTGCTGCACCCCCGCCTTGTAGAAGAGGTCGTAGGTGATGTCGCCAGGCACCGGGCCGATGTAGAACCGATTGCCGTGGACCGTCCCCACACGGACTCGCGTTGTGTCCAGCGAAAGCGTCGGGTCCTTTTGGATCTCATCGAGCTTGGAGTACGAGGCGATCTCTATCGGAGGCAGCGTGTCGTCTCCTGTCCAGCGCAAGTAGCCGCCCTCGGCGTAGTCGTCAGGGAAGGTGATGTACTCCTCGTTCTTGGTGGTCGCGCTCTGCGCGAAGCCATCGCGCATGCGCATCCGGATGTTGTTCTGGATGTCGCACTCGGCCAGCCAGATCTTGTCTTTGATGGCCGAAGCGATGTCGCTCCTGGCGAGCTCGTCCGCAATGGCGAGGCAGAGAGCGTTGTAGTTCGAAAAACTCATCTTCTACCTGCCGGGACGACGTAGTGGCGGTGAGGCTTCCGGCCCATCTTGCCGAGTCCCACACGGAACTTCCGGAACTCTGGGTCGTCGAGCATCGCGACCACTGCCGCCCAATCCTCGTTCCGATACGGGTTGATTCCACGCTTCAGCAGCATGATGATCGCAGAAGGTTGGAGCCGCGCGACGAGCCGCATGCTCCGGTCCTTCGTGTAGAAGTCGTGACCAGAGTTCTGGTCTCGCACGTTGGCGTCGAGTATCGGCCGCGGATCCGAGACGGTCTCGACCGTGAAGGTATGGCCGTCGGGGTTGGCGTGGACGATGTCGACAGGCTGGAACTGGGCGATGCGCTCGATCACGCTTCGGTTGGGCTTGCGCCCGTACCCGAGGTTCCCCCGCAACATCGTGGTCCGCTCGGCGAGCGCCCGGAACTGCCCCGAGAGATCAGTCTGCGAGGGGGATGATGTGGATGACGACATCATTTGCCCCCGTTCTGATCGCGGAGATGTCCGTGTTGCCGGCAGCGAACATGACGAGACTCTCTCCCGCGCGGATATGGATGGAATCCGTCCCCGTCGACGTGACGGTGGAACTTCCCAGCTTCACGTTCGCTCCGTGGATGCCGGCCAGACCGTTGTTGAACTGGGCAATGACCAAGATGCGGCGCGGTGCGGTTCCGTCCGCTCGAGCCGGGATAGTCGTTCTCGCGGTGGCCCCCGCGGCCGTCAGGGTCTTGCCGTTCCCCGCGACTTGGATCGTCTGGCCGCCGCTAATTGACATCCTCGCCTCCCCTTACGGCCGGATGATGGCCGTCAGGGTGCCGGTCCCGGCAGCCATCTGCTGACCGTTCGTCTCGACGCGGATGCTGTCTCCCTCGGCCACAAACACCTTCGTCGTGGGCACGAGGATGACGCCCGTGAAGGCAGGCTGCGTCGGACTCGGAACCAGCAGCGCGCCCAAGTTCGCAATCGTTCCGTTCGAGCCATGGACGACATCGAGCGTCAGAGCCGCGTCGATCAGGACGCTGGAGAAGAAGGCCACGCCTACCAGTTCACCGTCGATCGGCGACGCCACCGTATCGCTCGACGTGGCGTTCGTCTGCAACGCAGAGATGGCGCCCAGCGGCAGGCTGACCTCGTTGCTGGGTCGCTGTCCCATTTCGTTCTCCCTTCAGGCGTACCTGGCGCGGCCACCTTTGCGATGGCCGCGCCAGTTTGCCCCTTACGAGGTGGTGACGTCCGCGACGATTCCCGACCCGGAGTTGTTCGACAGCTTCAGCGTCCACTCGGCCAGCAGGCTCCGATCCTCGGAGTCGCCGGTCTTCGCCAGAGCGTGCTGCCGGAAGGGCCGCAGGTAGTCGATCGAGAACAGCTCCGGCGTGAGAGCGAGCACGTCGCGATCCCGCTGGAATCGGTTCGGCACGATCCGATGGTCTCCGTAGTCGCTCGCGTATACGTCGATGGCAGCGACCAGGCGCTTGTCTTCGCCCCGGTCGAAGCGCGTCGAGTTGCCCGAGAAGCCCGAGATCACCGTCTTGTTGAACGGGCCGACCATGATGATGCTGGGATCCCCGCCGTTGGTCCACGCACCCTGGATCACGCCCTTGAGCATGTTCTCCAGCAAGGCGCGCTGCGTGCCGTCGGTCGGCGCCAGGAACACCGTGCCGTTCCAGCCACCGTCCGCACCGGCACCGCCGCCGCGGCTGATGTTGGCGCCCGGCAGGTTGGTGCCGAAGGTCGTGGTCCACTGCACATGGAACTGGGCCTGCACGCCCGCCGACTGCCCTGCGACACCCGTGGCCGGGGCCGCGCCTGCGAAGTCGGCGACGGTGGTCTGCCCCACACACGTGAATTCCATGTCGCGCTTCAGTTCCTTCGCCCGCTTCGCCAGTTGGTAGCTGAGCTCCGAGAAGCGACCGGCCTTGTTCACCGCCTCGAGCGTGCCGGTGATGCTGATGTGCTTGTCCGAGATCTGCGCGAAGTTCGCGACTCGAATCGTCGGAACGACGGCGCTGACGGCGCTGACCTTGAAGCCCTGCTGCCGGCGGTTGTCGGCCGCGGCGGACAGCGAGTCCATCTGCCACTCATGCTTGATCGCGGAGGCGGTGCCTCGACCGGCGGTCATCAGGAACGGAGTTTCCGTCGGCGATAGATTCCAGATCAGATCCGAGAGGTCCTCGCGGATGCCGACCGAGTCGAAGGTCTCCTGCGTGTTGGGAAACGGAAGTGCCATGGGTCAGTCCCTCACGTGCTCTTCGAAGAGAGACAAGGCGTCCTCGAGTTTCCCAGTCTTCTGGAATTGCTCGAGGGCGGCGTTGTGCTCCTTCTGTTGCGCATTGACGCGCGGGGTGTCGTCCCGAGCGGTTGCGCCCACGTGTTTCGTGGGCAACCCCTTGAGACGCTTCAGGCGCAGAGGCTTCGCCTTCTGCGCGATGTCCCACTGGGCAGCCTTCCAGACGGTGACAATCGAGCGTGCGTCGTCGAGGACCTCGATCTGTTGCTTCGAGAATCCAGAACGCACGAGATAATCGTGGATCACTTGCTGAGCCGCGCGGCCGGAGTTTGCGTCGCGCCACGTGGGCATGAGCTGATAGGTGAGCTTCGCCTGCTCTTCGAGGTACCGCTCCTTCGCGACGCCGTCCTCCTGCTCGCGGCGCGCAGTCTCCTGATCCATCAGGTCGAGCGCCTGCTTGGCCGAAAGGCGGTCGGCGTCCTGAAGCTCGCGCTGGCGGATGTACTCGCCGGGGTCGGCCTGGCGCAGCTGATCCCATCCAC